CGGCACAAAGACGCTGGTGAACACCGAGGCCGTGACGTTCTCCTCGTCCTCGGGCCTGCTGATGACGACGGTGGCGGACTATGCCGATCTCACCCCTGTCAGCTTCACGACGACGGGCGCGCTTCCCACGGGCCTTGTGGCGGGCACGATCTACTGGACGATCCGCGTCTCTGCGACGACCTCGCGCCTTGCCACGTCCCTGACGAACGCGGTCGCGACGACGGCAATTGCGTTCACAGATGCAGGCTCCGGCACGAACACGATGACGGTTCGCCTGCCGCGCTATTCTGATGGTGCGGGCGTTCAAGCGTTTCTCGTAGCCTCGACGGCGGGCACGGCGGGAACGGGCACGTTCCAGTTGACCTATACCAACAGCGCAGGCACCGGCTCACGCACCACACCATCAACGCCAGCCTTGCCGACCAACAACGCAACTTCGCCGCTGCTTGGCGTTCCCTACAGCGGCACGGGCTCGGGCAAGTTCGGGCCGTTCTTTCCGCTCGCTGGCGGTGACGCAGGTATCCGTACCTGTCAGAACATCATCCTTGCGAGCGCGGGCGTGACCACGGGCGTCTACAACCTGTGCTTTGCCAAGCCGCTGCTGACGCTGCCGATCACGACGCTTGGCGTGGCAGCAGAGCGCGACCTCGTCAACCAGCTTCCCTCGATGCCGCGCGTCTATGACGGGGCCTGCCTAGCGTGGATGATCTACGCGGGCTCGGCCATTCCGAACAACTCCAGCTTCTTCGGGCATCTCGACTTCGGCTGGAGCTGACATGCTCTGGGGTAACTACAGCGTCCTGAACAAGACGCCGGGCCGCTGGCTTGGCGGTACATCGACAGCGCACGCGTCTGGCGTAGGTTCGGCGCAGGTCAACACGCGCGCCAATTGGGGCCGCAACGGCGCGCGGCGCAACTTCGCACTGGCAGACGGAACAGAGGCCTACGAACTCGCCTCTATCCCTGCCGGGTATGGCGCACGCGGCTGGATGATGCCGCGCACGGCGGGCGGGATTTCAGCGCATTCGACGGCCAACGGGCTTGCGGCGTTCACGGCGTCCATCGCTGCGGGCCGCAACCTTGCGGCGACCTTCGCGGGCGTTGCAGCTTTCGCCGGCACGGGGCAGCTAGTTGTCTCGGGTGTCGGCTCGTTTGCTGGTGTCGGAGCCTTCGCAGGCAACGTCACGGCGGCGCTGGGTGCGGTTGGCACGTTTGCGGGTGTCGCTGCCTTCTCTGGCGCTGTACTTGCCAAGGGCAACATCGTGGGCGCGTTTGCAGGTGTCGCAAGCTTCGAGGCGATCCGGTACGCGACGGGGTCCATGTCGGGCTCATTCGCACCGGCCATCACACTGGAGGCGCAAGGGTTCTCGTCTTACCTGCTGGATCAGGAAGACATCGAAACGGGAATGACGCTTCGGCAGGCGCTGCGTCTGGTGACTGCGGCGACGGCGGGCAAGATCAGCGGCGGCGGCACGGCGACTATTACCATTCGCAATGCGGTGGCTGACGGTGCAAACCGCATCGTCGCAACGGTGGACACGGACGGCAATCGAACCGCCATAACTTACGACCTCGACTGATGGCCAATTTCTTCTCAGCCGACTACTGGAAGGCGCTCTACTTCAAGGCGATGGGCGGGCAGGAAACTGCATCCGATCCCAACGCCATGTCTGGCAGCTTTGCGGGCTCGTCTGAGTTCACCGCGACGCTGTCAGGTCAGGGTACTGAAGAAGTTCAGTCGCGCTCACAAGGCGGCTTTGAAGACCCCTATTATTACAAGAAGCGCAAGAAGAAGAAGCAACCCGAGCCCGTCTCCAAGGATTTCGGGGACGATTGGCAACCGCCTGCACCACGGCCGGCAATCCCGCCGCTGGCAGCGCAGCAGATCATCGCGCGCCAGGATGCAGCCTTCGCGAGAACGCAGGCCGCGATTGTCGCGGCGCTCGAGCAATACGACCGGCAACGCGCCGAGGCTGAAGCCCGCGCTGCGCAGGAACAGGAAGACGAGGACGAAGCGATCCTGCTGCTGATGGCGGCGTAACGCTTCGCAACAATTCGAGATGAGTGACCCGCCCTGATCAGGCGGGTTTTTTCGTACCCGCCGCCGGGGTCAATCGGGCGTCAAACAGGACGCCGCTGTTTCGGGCGATTGCGTGACGACGACGAAAGGTCGAACGATGAGTGACGAGAAACTGAACTTTCTGGACGCTGAAGAACCGGCAACGCCTGCGCCTGAGCCATCCGCTCCGGTCATCGAAGCCGAGAAGCCAGCCGCACCCGAACCCGAGCCGCAAGGCGATGGCAGGGCGCGCGATCCAGAGACAGGGCGTTTCGTCCCCATCAGCGCGCTCTTGGATGAGCGCGACAAAAGACAAGCCGAGACTGCAAAGCGGGTCGAACTCGAAGCCCAACTCCAACGCTACCAGCAACCGCAACAGCCCGAGCATATACCGACTGACCCTTCGGGGATCATTCAGTACGCGCTCGCTGAACAGCAGCGGATCGCCTTCAACGAACGCCTCAACACATCCGAGCTGATGGCCCGACAGGCCCATGGCGAGGACATCGTAAGCGAGGCGCAACAGGCGTTTCTTGCCGCTGTCGGTCAGAACCCGATGCTGCAACAGCAACTGCAAGGCCAGATCCATCCATACGACTTTGTCGTCAAATGGCACCGCCAGCACAAGCTGATGTCAGAGATCGGGCAAGACCCGGAAGCCTGGCGCAAGAGCGAAGCCGAAAAGATCCGCGCGCAGGTACTGGCTGAACTTCAGGGCCAAGGCGTCTCGCCGGCCCCATCGTCACAGCAACCCCCGCCGAGTGTGGTCGGAAGACCAGCGGCAGCGAGAGCGGGCGCGGTTCCTACGGGACCGGGCAACGCTTTCGATAACCTCTTCAAAGGATAACCAATGTCAGAAGTCATGCTGGCTTCTGCTTCTGAGAAACAGAAGTGGATCAGCCAATACTACGCTGAGTATGTCCGCGCGTCCGGCTTCAAGCCGTACATGGGCCGCTCGTCGTCATCCATCATCATCGCCAAGTACGAGCTTCAGGAAGAAGCGGGAAAGACCATCAACATCCCGCTGATCACGAAACTGGTCGGCCAGGGCGTGAGCGGGGCAACCATGCTCGACGGCGCCGAGGAAGAACTCGGCAACTACAACTGCGCAATCTCCGTCGATTGGCGCAGGAACGGCGTGCGCGTGCCGAAATCGACCAGCTACAAGACCGAGATTGACCTGTACGGCGCCGCGAAGGACATGCTGCGCCAGTGGGAAGCGGAGAAGCTGCGTGACGATGTCATCACGGCTATGCTGTCGGCTGTCACGACGGGCGACACGACTGTCACGCTTGCAAGCTCGTCGGCTGCGAACCGCAACGCTTACGCGGCTGCGAACGCTGACCGCCTGCTTTTCGGCAAGCTCAAGTCGAACTACTCCGCGACGTGGGCGACCGCCACGGCGACCCTCGACACGACCGACGACAAATGCACGGTTGCGTCGATGTCGCTGGCGAAGCGTATCGCCAAGTCGGCTGACCCCCATATCCGCCCGTACAAGACAGCGGACGGCAGGGAATACTACGTGGCGTTCCACGGCGCGCGGACGTTCCGCGACCTGAAGGCCGACACCACGATGACGCAAGCGAACCGTGAGGCTCGCTCGCGTGAAGGCAACGGCATGGATGACAACCCGATCTTTCAGGACGGTGACCTGCTCTATGACGGGATCATCCACCGCGAAGTCCCGGAGATCGATGACGTGTCATCGACCGGCACCTACAACCTGACCAACGCCGGCGCTTCTGGAACAACGGACGTCCGTCCGGTCTTCCTGTGCGGCGCGCAGGCTGTCGGCATCGCATGGGGTCAAGAGCCGACCCCGCGCAGCGACATGGATAAGGACTACAAGTTCCGCCCCGGTGTCGCCATCGAGGAACTGCTTGGCGTCAAGAAACTTAGCTACAACGGCAAGCAACACGGCATGGTGTCGTGCTTCTTCGCAGCCGCCGCCGACTCGTAAGGAGCATTACCAATGGTTGCTGAAACACTCACCGCTACGCGCGGTGCAACGGGCTTCCCGATTGCTGGTCCTTCCCTGGCTGGCGTTCTCCAGTGCGCTTACGGCTCCTACACAATCGGGGCTGCGGTCGAAGATGGCGACATTTTCGAAATGTGCTGGGTTCCGGCCGGGGCGGTTGTCGTCGGAGGCATGTTCTACGGCGCCGACCTTGATACCGGCACCGAGACGCTGGACATGGACCTCGGCTGGGCCGCTAACGGCGGCTCTGGCACGTATGATGCTGCTGACCCTGACGGGCTTGGCAATCTCGGCGTGCTGACGGGTGACGCGTTTGCCCTTGGCAACGTGTCGCCGGTGGTCGGGCTCATGTACCCGCTGAGCGGCATTCTCGCCACTGGCGTGCTGCCGTTCTTCACGAAGAAGACAAAGCTGCAAGTCGAAGCCAACGTAGCCGGCAACGCAGGCCACACGGGCACAATTTCGCTCGTCGTGTACTACGTGGTCGATCCGACGCTGGCCGTTTAATGTCGGTGTTCATCTGGAAAGGTGACGATGAGGGGGGCGATGAGTTCGCCTCCCTCTACGGCGTCACGTTTTCGGCTGGCGCTTCTGTTGATGTCGGGCACCTGTTGCCCTGGCAGGTCAACAAACTGCGGAACCATCCGTATTTCACGGAAGTTCCGCAGGATGCGCCAGAGCCGAAAGGCTCACGGGAACAGGACGAACGCGCCATCATCAAGCAGCAACTCGACGACCTCGGCGCGAACTACGACAAGCGCTGGGGCATCGAACGGCTGCGCGCGGCGCTGGAAGGCGCGACACGCGAACCGCTGGAAGTGATCGAGGGCGAGGTGGTCAATGGCTGACGCGACCCTTGCCGAATTGCGCAACCGCGTGCTGCAAAAGCTCAAGGTGCTGCAAGCAGGCGAGACGGCGGAAGCCGAGGACACCGCGCTAATCGAGGGGCTGATTGCCAGCGTCAACGAGAAGCTGCGCGACCTTGGCATTGCCTACTGGTCCGACAGTGCTTGCCCGCAGTCGATGCTCGAGGATTTGGCTATGTATGTCGCCTGCCATGCGGCTGACGATTACATGGACGGCGGGCAGGCTTCATCGTTCCGTCAGACCTATGAGCCGACGGCGGAGCGTAACTTGCGGCGTCTCGTGCAGAGCGGCGAGCGGTTCAACAAGCCGACGCGGGCCGAGTACTTCTAGTGCGCGTGCCGATGGCGACGTCTGCGGCCTCCGCTGTTGTCACGGGGCTGCCCGAGAAGCGTTGCCACAACGTCTATCGCGAACCGCATCCGAACGACCCGCAGCGCGAGAACGTGCTGATCGAAGCGCCTGGCAGTCTCCAGCGTGCTGACTTTGCCGGCGCGTGCCGTGGGATGTGGCAGGCAGACGGCCACGCCTCGGGCAAGGTGCTGATTGCGCAGGGGACGACCCTGTCCACCTTCGCGCCGGGCTCCAATGCCACGGGAAGCCTCACAGGCACCATTGCCGGGACGGATCGCGGCGACTTCGCTTTTACGGAAACCGAGGGCTTCGGGCTGTTCAATGGCGGGCTGTACGTCTCGACCGGAACGGCTATCGCGGCTGTTGCCGATCCGCAGTTTGCAACGCTCCTGAGCGATGCGAGCGCCACTTCGTTCACATCCGTAGATACGCTTGGCCAGCGCGGGCTGTTCACCTACAAGAACCGTTTCGGGTTTACGGCGGTTCTCGACCTCGATGACGTCACGGCGCTGAATTACTACACGGCGGAAAGCTCGCCTGACGACATCATCGCGGGCCGCGTGCTGGGCGAGTTCTACTACCTGCTGGGCTCGCAGACGATTGAAGTCTGGTCGCAGACAGGCGACAGCACCGACCCGTTCGCCATGCAGGCGGGCATGACGCAGCAAGTCGGCTGCGCGTGCCGTGATGGCATCGTCAAGGCTGACAACTCGCTTTTCTTCGTGGACGAGGCGTTCAACGTCCGCAGGCTGGGACAGGGCGGCTCGCCCATCGTCTCGGAACCGTGGGTATCTGCGGCGCTGAGATCGGCAGGCGCGGCCAACATCATCGGCAAGACGTACCAGGACCGGGGCCACATCTTCGTCAGCTACCGGACGCCAACCGCCTGCATGGTGTTCGACGTGCTGACGCAGGAATGGCACACGCGCGGGACGAACCTCACAAGCACATGGCGTTATACCGACATCATCACGGCTGCGGGCCGGGTGTTCGTCTGCGATGGCACAGGACAATTTGACGAGCTGAGCCGGGACTACACGTCCGAGAGCATGGCGACGGCGTCCACGATGGGGACCGAGATCGTGCGCGAGTTCACGGCGCACATGAGCGGAGTTCCCGATAGCCTGCCAGTGACCACGCTGCGGCTCGAGAGCGCCAAGGGTGTTGGCGTTGCGACCGGGCAGGGTGTTGACCCCATCGTGCGGATGCGCGCGTCAGTCGATGGCGGGAACACATGGACCAACTGGCGTGACCGGAAGCTCGGCGCGCAGGGTGTCTACGATCAACGGACGGTCTGGCATCGCTGCGGGCGCACGAAGCTTGCGGGCATGGTGTTCCAGTTCTCCAAGTCCGACCCCGCGCCGGCCGCTTACCTCGGCGTGCTGGTCAATGAGGATCTGTGATGGCGCGGGCTCCTAAACCGCCATCGCTGGCCGTGCCGCTGGTGGACAAGGACGGGCGATTAACGCCTGAGTGGTACAAGTATCTCACGGGCGGCGTGACGTTCACGGACAACGTCAACAGTGGGGTGACACAGGCCCAGGCTGCGGCAGCGCAGGCGCAGGCGACGGCAACGGGAGCGGTTGCGGGCATTGCCACACTGGCGAGCCAGACAGCGCCGGGAGGCTTCTATGCCTCTGCTACGCCTTCCAGCGCATTCGGTGATCGTGTTGGTTCGGGAACTGCGACGACTAACGCGGTGACGGTGACGCCGACAGGCGGGACGGGGCCTTACACCTATGCGTGGGTTCTGGACTTGGCGAACTTCACAATCGGCGCGTCAACATCTGCAACGACCAGCTTCACCGGGTTCGTGTCCATCGGCACGACCACGGAGGACATCGCAACCTGTACGGTTACCGACAGCCTCGCGGCGACGGCAAGCATATCAATCGGTGTCGCCATTTATGGCGAAGGCGTCGCGCCGTAACTTTTTGAAATCAGGACGGCATAGAATGTGGGATCAAATCGCCAAGTTCGCCATAGACAACGCTCCCGCGCTGATCAATGCGGGCGCGTCTCTGGCTGGCGGCTACATGCAAGGCCAAGGCGGGCAGGCGTCAGCCAAAGCGCAGCAGGACGCGGCGAACCAGACGACCGCGCTTCAGCGCCAGATCTACATGGACCAGCGCGGGCTTGCCTCCCCCGGGTACATGACGGGCGGGGCTGCCTCCAACAAGCTCGCTGCGCTGTTCGGCATCGCGCCGCAGGACTATCAAGCGGCGTATGGTGGCGGCTTCTCTGGCGGTGGCATGAGCGGCGGTTCTCAGATGCTGCCTAACCTCGGCGCAGGCCAGCCTGTGCAGGGGCGTTCGGGCGGCGGCGGGTCCAACGCGGCTGCGGGCGCTGTCGGAAGCATCGCTGGCACATTCCTAGGCGGTCCTCTCGGCAGCGCTGTCGGCGGCGCGTTGGGCGGCATGATCCGCGACGGCGGCGACAACTGGAAGACAGTCGCCACGCAGGCTCCCGGCGGGTTCGACTACGCCGCATACATGCAGCAGCCTGACCTTCAGGCCGAGTGGGCAAAGCCCGACATCAAGGCGCTGTTTGGCGGCAACCAGGACGCCTACGCAAACTGGCATTACAACCAGTTCGGCAAGAACGAGGGCCGCACGCTCGCATCAACGACCGACACGAAGTCGAACATGCCAACAGGCGGCGCGCAGCAGGTGCAGGGCGGCGCGTCCAACCCGCTCGCGGAGTTCTACGCCTCGCCCTATGCCAAATTGGCGACGACGATCAACGACCAGCAGTTCGACCAGATCAAGGGCAACCTCGGCGCGGCCGGCAAGTCCATCAGCGGGGCCGCGGAGGGCCGCTATGCGAAAACCTTGGCCGGGAACACCTACGGCGCGTTCGGGGACTACACGAACCAACTCGCGAACCTCGCAGGCATGAACCAGACCAGTTCGCAGCTCGCGTCCAACGCTGCGGGCAATTACGGCGTCAACGCGGGCAATGCGATGATGAAAGCCGGTGATGCTCGAGCCAATGCGCTTTCATCCGCATACAAGGGATATGGGACCGGCATCAGCGATGCCGTCGGCGGTATCGTGGACTACGGCAATAAGAACAAGTGGTGGACGACATGATCCAGAACCCGCTTGCGGCCAGCATGATCCAGAAGCCCATGCAGTCGGCTGCGCTTAACATGAACCCGCAAATGGCGCTGCCTGCGCCTGCACAAGCGAACGCTCCGGGGCCAATGTCTCCGCAGCAGCCAATGCAAGCCCCGCCGAACAATGCGCTCATGCAAGCAATCGGCGGCGGGCTGAACGCCTTCCGCAAGAGCTTCGACCCGGAAGGCTACAAGGCCAGCCAGGCCGAGGCGAAAACCGCAGAAGGCGACAAGCTGAAACAGACGCTCGCGCTCATGCAGCAGCAACGCGCGCTTCCCGAGGCGCAGCGCGGCCAGTGGTGGCAGCAGAACGCGCCGACGATTTCGAAGATCATCGGACAGGACGTCTCGCAGATGCCGGTGGACGTGACGAAGTTCAGTGACCAGGCGCTAGACGGGCAGATCGCGGCGCTGTCGGCGCAGGCGGGGATTTCGCCGGAAGTGCAGGAGGCATACACGCTCGCATCAGGCGCAGAGCGGCGCGGCGCGAACAATGAGATAATCGCGTCCAATCCGATTGAGCGTGCGTCCAAGTCTCCGATCATCATTGGCAACGTGGCGTATGATCCGGTGACTTATGAGCCGATCATCACGGGGGACGCTAAACCAGAAAACCTTCCCGAAGGGATGTGGCGCGGTGAAGACGGCAAGGGACCGCCGCAGCCTATTCCCGGCTATGTGGACATGCGGACGCGGATTGCGCGCGGGAGCCAGTCGCCTAGCGCAAGCGGTGATACATATCGCCCGGCTACAGCGCAGGATTTGCAGGCGTGGGGCATTCCTGACGGCACTGCGGTCAAGATAAACAATCGCACGGGCGAGCCGCAGGTTATTTCGGGCGCCAAGCCCGCGTCAGAGTACACGCCATCGCAGCAAAGCAAGTTTATCCAGCAAGCCCAGACGCTTGACGCGGTCGATGGCGCGCTGAAGGCATACATCGACTTGATCGATGCTGCCGGGCCGCAGCTCTGGACGACCGGCATCGGTGGCGACAATCCAAAAGCCAAGCAACTGGACGCCGCTCGCACCGCCATTCTCATCCAAGCTAAAGAACTGTTTAATCTTGGCGTTCTGAACGGGCCTGACCTTGAGATTATCAGCTCCGCTGTTCCAGATGTGACCGGCTCCGAAGCTCTCGGAAAGTCTGCCGCATCAGCTAAAGCGCAATTGAGCGTGCTGACAGATTACATCTCGCGCGGACGAAATCAGATACCGACAGATCTGCTTGAGCGTGCGCGGCCTAACGCGAAGAAGACGCGTGTGGGCGTGCCGTTCCTTCTAGCCAAGCCGACGAATACAGCAGCGGCGGGCATCCCGGCTGGCGTTACGCAGGAACTTTGGGACGTCATGACGGAAGATGAGCGGGCAGAGTTTGCTCAATGAACGATCAAACCCAACCCGCACAGATGACGCCGCAGCAGCGGCAGGCCATCGCCAAGGCCAAGGCGCGTCTGCGGCTTCAGCAAATGGGACAGCCTGCCGCGCCTGCCGCACCGTCCCTCCGCTCCGAGACTGACGCCATCATCGAGGAAGCCGCAGCGGCTATTCCTGGCGGATACGAAGCGTTCATTGCCAAGCCGCCAAATGCCGAACGCATGAGGGCAATGGGCTACGTGCCTGACCCGCTTGCGTCTGCAAGCACGGGAGGCTTCTCAAGGCCAAGGGCGCAACCGCAGCAAGTCACAGGACCGCTTACAGGCGACACGTCCCAGCCGAATGTTTTCACCGATGTGATGCGCGGCCTCGAGGCTCCGATTGCAGGGCTGACGGGCGGCGGTCTGGAAGGCTGGGCGAAAACCACAACGCGCGACCCCGTGCGCGGCGCTGTCGAGGCTGTCGAGTTCATTAGCCCCGTGGACGAGGCGGGCCGCGCCTATTTGGGCCTGCGTGACGCTGGCGCTGGCCTCATTGAAGGCGACATGGGCAAAGCCGCGCAAGGCGCGCAGCAGGCGTCCATTCAGGGAAGCTATGCGGCCCTGCAAATGCTTCCCGGCTCGATGACGCTTCGCGGCATGGCTGGCCCCCGCAATGCGCTGGCCCCGACCACGCTTGCCGGCGCAGAGCGTGCAGCCGTGCAGGCCACCAGAGCCCCGCCCGTGGGCAAGGCCGTTGCGCAAGCAGCAGCCCCCCAGCCGCAGCCCGCGCCTTTCAGCGCCCCCGCAGAGCCCAAGCCGAGCAGCTTCCTGCGGAACAACGCTGACAGGATCGTTGGCGGTGGCGTGGGTGCGTTTGCGGGTAGCGCAGGCGATGCCTTCGCTGCCTCTGGCGGTGACGGCAATGGCGGGCCGGATATCATCAACCCGGTGACGGGTGCAGCGGCTGGGGTGCTGTTTCCCCGTGCGGCAATGCGTGGCTATCGAGCCGCAGGTAGCGCCATCCGTGGCGGCGGGTTTAATGAAGCGGTTGCCGTGCGTGCCGCGCGAAATGCGCTGGCTCCGGCAGGCCGTTCGGCTGATGAAATCAGAGCAGCCAATCTAGCGCAATTTGGCGACAAACCGGCGCCGCTGGCAAACCTGACGCAGAACGCGCAAAACATCAGCGTTGGTCTGTCGCGTCAGCCTGGCGTAGCTGCGGAACTTGCAAGCGAGCAGGTGGGCGATCTTGCCCGCACACGCACGGGCCGATTGTTCTCGGACGTTCAGGCAACGACGAAGATCGACCCGGCGACGGTCACAGGCGACATTGACGCAGCCATCAAGCAGGCATCCGAGGAAATCAGCCCGGCTTACGAGAAGCTGTTTGCGGACAATGCAGGCGTCAACTCGGAACGCCTGATGCAGTTGGCGGATGACCCTGTCGTCGGCCCCTATGTGCGCCGCGCGATCCAAGCGTCCGAAAGTTTGCAGACGACCGCAGGCCAAGCCCCCAGCAACGCCCGCATTTGGGATCTGGTCAAGCGTGGCCTTGACCGCACCATCGAGAGCCAGAAGCGTTCGGGCGGGCAAGCAGCCTATGAACTCGAGAAGGCGCGCGGCGCGATCAAAGATGAACTCGACGCGCTGATGCCAGACTACAAAGCCGTCCGCGACGGAGCCGATGCTCCTCGGATGCGGGAGGCGCGAAAGCAAGGCGCACAAGTCGCAGGCGGCGGCCTGTCGGTCGAGAAGGTTCGCGCCATTGCATCAGGGCTTACGGGCAAGCCGCTGACAGCCTTGCAGATGGGAACTGTCGAAAAGATCGTGCTGGACATAGAAAAAGGTCGCGGCATCGATGGTTTGTCGAGCGAACGGATGCGCCAGGTGTTCAGCGCGGTGTTTGACCAGCAAACCGCTGACGAGCTTACGGCCCGCATTCGTGCCGATCAGACCATGTTCAAGAACGCCCAGAGGCGTGACCCGGATTTTGGCTCTGCAACCTCGCAAGCTGGAATGGCTGACCGTGGCCTCGGCGCAGCGGCGGCCGATGCGTTCCGCGCGGTGCGCAGTCCCGTGGAAGCCGCCTTGGCCGCGCTGTCCCGCTCCGGGGCCTACACGCAGGACCAGCGCAACCGCATTGCGGAAATGCTCTACGGCGGCGCAACGCCTGAGAACCTCGCCCGCATCTACGGCAACCGCCCCCCACGCAATGCGCTGAACGTGGAGCCGCCCCCGACGCCGCAGGGACCGCCGACTAATGCGCTGGCTCCGCGTGTGGTTGCAGGCGCTGCCGCAGGTGGTGTGGCTGGCGGGCTTGGCGGCATTGCTACTGCGCAGGAAGCAGACGCAAACAACGAGTTTCTTGGCCCGTTGGCTCAAGAGCGCGAGCGCATCAAAGGGCTGGAAGCTGAGCTTAATATTATCCTCAACGGCACCGTCGAAGAAAAACAGGCTTATTTGGCAGAGACGCGCGGCTTAAAGGTTAGCGCCAGCGGAAGGCCAGACGGCAATCTGGGGCCTGATACGCGCGCCGCTATTCAGACGGCACGCAAAGACCTTGAAGCGGCAATCAATGAAGGTCGCGACCGCGAAAAGAACATCGCAGGTAAAGCCGAACAGCGCCGCTCTGAAATTGAGATGAAGGGCGCTTTTGATCGCACGAAGCCAGACGGCATGGTTGAACTTGCACGCGAACTGGGACCGTGGGTCGGCATCGGTGCAGGCGTTCTGGCCGGCGCGCTGATGCGGAAGGGCGCCGTCAACAAAACCGCAGCACAGTCTGCAACGCGGGCCGCATCGCTCAACAGGCTTCTGTCCGATGCAACGCCGACAACGTCCGACATAATGACCGGACGCAAGGCGATGGGCAAACGCGCCACGAACCTCAACGAGTTTTTCTATCAAGGCGGCGCCGGGAAGCCTGACAACCTGAAACAGCGAGTTGGCCTTGAGCCGAAGCAAGGCGTCCCGTTCATGACCGACAACAGCGGCGACTGGATGGCCCGACCGAATGCCAAAGATGCGTTTGATCTGTTCAAGCCGGAAACCAAGCACTTTAAGATGATGGACATGGCTGTCATCGGGGCATCGATGGCTGAGAGCGAGTTTGCCGGAAATCTTGCGAAGGGCTTCCATGAGGAAGCGAAACAGGCGCAGGCAGCGGTGGACAAGGCGCAGGCCGAAGGCAACGCGGCCAACCTTGAAATCGCAATGGCGCGACTAGAAAGCGCAAAGAACGCCGAAGCTGCGGCCATTGCCTTCCAGCGGTTCGGTCAGGTGGCGGCGCTCGCAAGAACGGCCGGCGCGTTCAAGATGCCTTACGAATACACGCGACCGAACGTCAAAAAGGCGCAGGCCGATCAAGCGCTAATCCTCGACGCTATCCGGCGCAGCGCTAACATCCCTTGAAAACAGCATCATTGCGCCGCCTGCAATGATCAGGACAACGCTCATCCAAAGCGGCATGATCCAGGTCTGAAACGACGCGGGGAAGAACCCGTAAACGCCAAACACCACGCACATCAGGCCAGCAATCCAGAGTTTCAAGTGAGCCTCCTAATCTGGCGCATATCCTTACACCTAACCCGCGCAGACTGCTAACGACGCCGGTTATAGTCTTCCCCTACAAGCAGGACGATGCCCACTAGGCAGAAAGCGAACGGCCATACGCCAAGCCCCCAGTATAGCCCGAAAAGCAACAAGCCCAGCCCGATAAGTCCCATACGCCCCCGCCTCCAAATCAGGCGCGCAAGCTAACACGTTTCTCCCACCCCCACCACAAACGACCCGGCCCCGCTCACAAGGCGGGGCTTTTCGCATTGGAGCCTGAGCAATGGCCGCAACTGGCGCCCCGCTGTTTATCCCCGCTGTCGCAGCTAACGGCACAGTCGCGTCCTCGTTCAAGGTCAACGGCTGGGTTCCGACCTCTGCCGGCGCACCGACCGCCACGCGCCGCACGTTCTACACCGACCCGGAGCTGACGACGCCTGCCGCAAACCCGGCCACGCTGGGTGCCGCTGGCCGTGTCGTCTACGTCAATCCGGCGCTGTCCTATGCGTTCACCATCACCGACGCAGCCGAGGCGGTGACGTACGACACGATCTTCGTCCCCGCAGAGCTTGACGCGGCCGGCGTAGCTGCCCTGACGTCGCTGATTGTGGCGACCAATGCGGCGCTGACTGCGTTGACCGCAGGGACCGGACTAGTTGACAACGGCGTGTATCAGACGCTTGGCCGCGCTGCGGAGCGTGACGGCGGCGAAGGTCTGTGGGTCTACGACAGCGCCTCCACGACCACGGCAACCACTGGCACGGTCCTGGCGATCGATGGCGGCGGGGCTGGGCGGTTCTTCCGGCTGACAGACGGCTGGGTGTCGCTGGAGATGTTCGGCGGCGGTACGGTCGCCAGTGGCACAGCGTCCTGCACCACGGCTTACAATGCTTGGGTTACGGCAATGACTGCCGGGACCGCGCCCAAGACGCTTAAGTTTATCAAGGACGGAACCTATCACTTCGAGACGAAGCCGTCGAAGCTGGAAGACCTCAGTCGCGTAGCTATTCAGGCTGACGGTATTGGCGTGGTTGTCACGCGCGGCTGGGACAGCGCCTCTGATGTCAAGGAGGCGATCTTCCACGCCTACGGATCAACGCAGCTCGTCGCCTATGGCTTTGCAGCGGGGACGGCGGCTGATGGCTCCTATGGCGGCGCAATCATCACGCTGGAAGCCACAGCTTCAGCCGCGCCCGACTTCTCGAACCTGCAAGACTTGTATCTGACGAGCTACGGCAGCGCATCGACCAAGACGATATCTGCTGCGACGGCGGCTAACCCTGCCGTGTTCACAAGCGCGGCGCACGGATACAGCAACGGACAGACGGTCGTTTATCTCTACGGCCTTGGCGGCACATGGGCGACCATGACCCACCAGCTATTCGACATCTCGGACGTAACCACTGACACCTTCCGGCTCAAGTATGCCGGGACGGGAACCTATTTCGACAGCTCTGGCCTTGGCAGCTACACAACGAACACCGCCACGGTTAAGCAGGCGCTCTGCACAGACTATCCGATTGTCATTGACGGTTCGGCGCGCACAACCGGGGCTGTCGGTGTTCGCGGTGCGAAGGTCCACAACTGCCAGATTTTCGGTGGCCGCAAGGGCTCGATGCTGATCAATGGCGTTGTTGGCCTCGACATGCCCGGCACAACCACCAGCGATGCAGGATGGGACGCCACGACGCGCGCGACGGGAACGGCAAGCGTTCCAAACTACTATCTTGTGCTTGAGGCGGGATCTGTTGCGCGTGTGGCGCTTGATCGCTGCTATTACACAACAATCGTCTCGCAAATTCAGGGCGAACTCGTCCAGACGGCGAACACGTTTTACACCAACGCACTGTCGCCAATTGGCAAGGGCGTGACCCGTCTCGGCACTCAGAACAGCGGCCCCGATTTCATCTGGCTTGGCGGCGGCATGGCCCTTCAGAAGAAGGCCATCACCGGCGTTACCGGCTCTTACGCCACCTTTACATGGCCCGTAGCGTTCAGGTCTGCGCCTGTCATTTATGATGGCGTGGGCATCGGCTCGGGTTCGTTCGCAATTGTGATTATGAACTCTGTCAGCACAACTGGCGTGCAGGTTGCCGGGTCAAACCTGAGCGCTGGCGGCGATGTCATCATGTGGGCGATTGGAGAAATCTGATGGAAATGGTTCCAATTATTCACCGCCCGCCAGCCGGGAAAATGGTGATTGCTGTCTCGCCCGATGGCTCCGCGCATCCGTTGCCGCAAATGTGGATCTCGCTTCCCAACGATCCAACGGGCGGCATCGAAAGGGCGGCGCAGTCATCCTATCCAGGCTCGCGGATTGAGTTCGTGGACGAGCAGCCGCTCGAGGGCCTTGCTCCCGGCAAGCGCGCTGAGTGGCGTGATGGCCTTGTCATCGAGGACGATGCCGACAAGCTCGCAGCGCACCGCGCAATGCTGGCGCGGGACGAACTCAAGCAGTCTGATTACATCGGGCTGAAGGGCTCTGAAGAAGACCGCATTATCAGCGACGAATGGAAAGCGTGGCGCGTTACGTTGCGAGCGATTGCCAATGGGTCGGGCGCTGAAATCCCGGCGATGCCGTATCCGTGGGCGCCAATCAGCAATCCGCAACTGCCGGAACACCATTTTGCAGACCTGATGATGGCAGACGAGACGATTGACGACGCCAAGGCGCGTCTCTCGCAGCGGCTGCGCGAGCTTCGTCACTATCTCATCGCCCCGGAAATCAAGGTCAACGAGGACGGCTCTGTCGGCCTCACGGCTGGCGAGCAAGCGGAACTGCAAGACCTCGAGCGAAGGCAGACGCTGGGGCGCTGGCTGGAAGCCTGACGCCCTAAACTGAAAGGCTGGGAACAATGGATGACGATTTCAATGAGCGCCTCAAGGCGTTCAAGCGTGAATTGCGTGAACTCGGGGAGGACGTGGAACAACTGCGGAAACGCACAGCTCGGAGCGAAGACGTGGAGCAGATCGCGGCGAAGATTACAGCAGTTGAGTCCGAGATGAGGGTAAAGCTCGCCTCGCTCCAATCCGACAGCCAGGAAGTCCGCCACGGGCTCCAGAAGCTGGTCGAGGCAATCGACCATCTCCGCGCCGACCTTTCAACGCACAAGCGTGAAATTGCGCAGGTACAGGACACGCAAAAGATTTCGGGATGGTCACGAATTCCCGTCGCCGGATGGGTGCTTATGGCCGTGGGTTGCTTCGCGGTGATGCAGCTCGGCCTCGAGAGATGGGCTGAGTTCCAGGGGCTGGGCCGTTGAGAGCCCCCACGAAAGCAGAGTGGGCGTCTGCTGGCCGGTGGGTCAGGGATGAAGCCGCAGAGTGGGTTATTGGCTCGTGGGCGCTGATCCTTGGCTGGCTAATTGTCGGCGTGATCTTCTTCAGCTTCCTGCAAATGGACGGCTATTTCAGTCGGGGCCTTGGGGAGAACTCAGGCGTAGACCCCGACCTGTTCATGCACATCGGCTGGATGTTCCGGCTGTTCGCCGCGATTTTTCTTGTCTTCACAGTCAAGCTGAAATCGCTCGGCATGGATCATGAGGCTGCATGGATCAAAGTCATCGGCGTTGTCGTAACGCTGCTGGTTGTGGCTCATGCGCTGGGGTTTGGTCTGAAGGCGCTTGAGGGCAAGCGGTCTAATGCGATTGCTGTCGAGCAAACGGCAGACGTTGCCGCGAAGTCCAATGACCAAGTCATTGCCGAGCTCAAAGAACAAAAACGGGGCATTCAGGAAACGCGGGATAACCAGCTCGCCAACCTGCAATCCAGCATCGAGAAGATCACGGGCGACGGTCTCGACAATGACGACCTCGCGGATGAATACCGCAAGGACCAGAAGATCGAGCGCGACAATGCGCGGGCTGCAATTGCAGAAATCGACAAACGCATCACGGATTTGACCGTCTCAGGCGGTGCAGCGCAGACGGAAGCCACGCAGGAAATTGCCACAACCGAGAAATGGGCGCCGCTGTTTGTCGGCATCGCTCAATTGTTCACGTGGAACCCGAACCCTGACGATTGGTGGATCTACGTCGCTGGCGTCCTGTTCCTCGCATTCTGGATCATGGTGGGCGACACGATCTGCATCTTCATGCCTCACGCGCTCTACAAGATGCACCTCGCAGACGCTCGCAGGCGCAAGGCGCAAGAGAACGGATCACGCGGGGGTCGCACCACATCGCGCCGCCGCCTGATCGAAGACATGCGCAAGGCACGAACCGAAACCAAGGCCGATCTCTCGGAGGACAAGAACGATGGCGATAGAAATTCTCCGCCGCAGGCCGCCGAGTGAGCTGTACCCGTCGAAGGCCGCGCTAGACCTTATCCGGCACTTCGAGGGGTTGAGCCTTACCGGCTACCTCGACCCTATCGGCATCCCGACCATCGGATACGGCAGGACGGGGCCTGTAGCTGTCGTGGGCAAGCGCATCACGCTCGCTGAAGCCGACGCGCTGCTTGATGAAGACGTGGCACGACACGCGCAGATTGTGCGGGACCAGATCACAGTGCCGCTGACGCAGGGCGAGAACGATGCCCTGACGTCGCTGGCGTTCAATCTAGGCTACATCCCAAAATCAATGAAGGCCTGCCTCAATGGCGGCGTGACAGACGCGGGCAAGGTGATGACGCCGGGCTCTTACGGCTCGGCGCTGTTGCAGTTCCCGCGCAACTGCCGCGCAGGTGGCAAGCCGCTCAAGGGCCTCTACCGGCGAAGGCTGGCTGAGGCGTGCCTGTTCTGCGACCTCCCGTGGGAGAACGCCTGTTCGATCAGCGTGATCCAGCTATCTGTCGATGACGCTGGCAAGATCGACACGAACGAAAGCACGTCTCTGGAAGACACCCTCATGCGTGCGCGGCTCGATACGTCGAAGCCGCCCGACACGTCTCACATTCTCAAGAAACAGTGGTCCGAAGTGATCGCGAAAAAGGCTGAACCCCCGACCTCTGTGATTGAGGCGGAGGGTGATGCGGAGCCAGCGGAGAAGGAAGCCCCCCAGCCCAACCCCCCTCCGCTGGTATCTGCGCCCATTCCTGCGCCGCCGAGTGGTCCCGTGGTCGCAGGGCCGGCGGTGGTGGTCCCGGCTCCCCAGCCGCCACTGCCGCCGGTTAAGCCTGCGCCGCCGCCACGTTTGCCAGATCCGCCCGTTCCCATCGGCCAACAGACCGGCGCTGTAGACGCTGCGAGAAAGTCGGAGGAGTGGTCATCATCTGCCAAGTCGATGATCTACTCCCGCCGATTTTGGGGCCTTCTCCTGGTTGTGGCGGGCCGTGTGTGGATGCTCAAAACTGGCAGCAACGCGGTTCTTGGGG